TTGCTGTCCCATCTAAGGTATTAAAGTTTATAATTGAATCAAAACCTAAATCTTGTAACTGTAAAAAAGTATTTGTGCTATCAAGCTCTGTATTAGTTTTTGTTCCTTGAAATTTTGGATTATCTAGATCTTCTCTTCTGGTAAGAGCAGATAAAAATGTTTGATCTTCTGGTAAAGCTATTATTGCAGAACCTTCACCAGCACTTCTATTTCCAGTATCATCAACAAATTTTAAAATATATTCTCCGTCTAATTTTGGTAATGTTGCAGAAGTAGAGTTGCCAGCCACCTTATCAAGTTCTTGAGCAGTGAAAAATGTCCCAGTTCCGTCTGTTAATAAAGAGTGCCTGATCTCTACAAACCCCCCATGAAGCACGTCAAGAGAGGTAGATTGATCGAATCTAACCCTTACAAGATCAGTGTTTTGAATAGGCTCAATTCTTACATTTGTAGGATTGTCAGGAAGTGCTGTTTTTCCTAAAGCATTGACAGTAAGAATAGCTGGCTCTGCACTGGGTTTATCAATGGCATTAAAACTGAAAACCCTAATTTCATAAGTACCTTTTTGACTATTTTCTATGTCAAAAGTGTTACTAATAACATTTTGAGAAATAAAATTACCATTATTAAATCTATATTGAACTTGATATTTATTAACACCTAGAACAGGTTGCCAGTTTAAGAATATTTTACTTACTGCCTTGTTATCAATAACAACAATTTTTTCTTCGGCTTCCAAATTACTTGGTGCTGGCTTTAAGTCTGTAAGAACAGTTGTTGTTCTTGTTGGCAGTGCAACACCATCTTCAACAAAAGCATATTTAGCAGAATCGTGTGATAAAGCTGTAACATCAAAAGTTAAATCTGGGTTTTCTTTAACTGTAATAACTCTCCAAGTTGTATTTTCTAAAGTATCGTTTTGAATTACAAAAACAGAATTTGCGTTAGGGGCTTCTGCTTGATTGCTAGAATTTAAAAAAGCTGAACTTACATTAATTGTTGTTCCTGAAATACTTGAAATAGTTTTAGTGCTTAATGATCCATCAGGCATAATTACAGTTAATGTCGCATTATTGGTGCTATCTAAGTCTGTATTTGTTGAATCATCAGCCACTACTGAGGTTGTTGTTGCAGATTTAATTTTTCCACCCCTTCTCAATCCAGCTTTTACAGGATCACTAATAGAAATAATTTGACCGCATCTTACTAAAGTCCCAGATTCAGCAGTAATTTTAAATGTGCAAGATTCGCCTGATTTTTGTTCGTTATACAAAAACCATTTTCCCATACGTGAGGCTTGACCTCTACTTGTACAACCAAAACTCTTAATAGTTTTTACTACAGTGCCATACTTTGCTATGGCTGCGGTATCTTCTACAGTTTCATAATCTATAGCCCTAGTTTCAAGGTCAAAATATCCAACATTAATAACAGTATGTCTAGTTTTTAATGAAGAACCACTGTAGGTAAATCCCTCCTCCGTTACATTGGCAAGAGTAAATTGATAAACAGGATCAGATGGTCGATCACCAGATATTGATATAGAACCAGCCGCATAAAATGGCATGACCCTCATTACTGAACAAATATCATTTATTAAATTAAAAGCCTCATGTTGCTGAGTGATATTTACATTTATTGCAAATCTGGCTTCCTGACCGCCTTCTCCATCATCTACTAACTCATTGTTATAAACAGATTGATTGTAAAACGTGTACTGATCCAAAGAAGTCTCAGCAACTGATAAACCATATCTTGTATTTGTAAGAATATCCCAAAGCACCCAAGCTGGATCTGAGTGCCATTCTTTATCTGTTTTAAATGTTCCATTAAATGTTCCAGCATAAGTTATGCGACCAGTTTGTATATCAACAGTTGCATTATGAGGAATTTTTGTCTTAATTCCTCTTAGCCTAAATGACCTTTTGGGGATTCTTGGGAAAGATTCTGCACTAAACCTTAGAGCTAAATGTGCAGTATCAGGATAAGCGTTTTGTTTAAATATTACCTCTGTCATACTTGACCAGCTAAAAGCTGTGAACTCTGGACTTGTAGTATCAGCAGTGGTTCTGGATACTCTTACGTTTATAGGAAAGCTTGTATTTGCTGGCAAATTTATAAGATAATCTCTGAAGTATGCACTAGTTGACCTTCCTGTAACAGTGTCATCTATTGGTGTAGTAGTAGTTCCATTGTTTTGTATTATTTCTATCTTTACCCCTGCACTAGCACCAGTTATCTCTCCACTATCTTCTACCTTTTGAATATTGTTAAATGATACTGTTACCCTTATTGCATTAACAGAGTTATTAGAAACAGCTCTTGTAATAGGATTTCCAAAAGTTACTGCAACCCCAACAGATGTTTCTGTTTCAATATTTGCAATTCCATTTATAAAAGTTTGATTAGATGTGCCAAATCTAGGTTCAAAACCTACGTCTTTAAAGTTAAATTCACCCTCCGTTGGTGATGTATTATCTGCGGAAGTAAGAAGTAGTTGTGTTCCATTTAAAAATATATCTTTTTTAAAAGCATTGTTATAAGCAGTTGTTCCTTGTGTAAGACCAGCTTTAGAGGCTGTTGCTGATCCCTCTATTTCTCCCTCACCTACAACTTCCACAAGAGTATTGAATTGCTTTGATGAAAGTGTATCGGTAGGTAGTTCTGGATTAGTAAAGACAGTATCTTGTCTAAATTCTTGTATGCCAGCCATTATGCATCACCTCTGACTTGAACTGTGTCAATACCATTTGAAACTGTTACCGATCCAACTATAGTCTCTCCATATATTAAATTAATCGGAACACCACTTTTACTTATATTTGTAATTCCACTAAATGAATAGTTTGAAGCAAGTGAAGCTGGGTCTGTAGCATCCATGCCAGACGGACTCATAGTAGGTGGTTGTGGAGCAAGCATTGAGGTAACACCATCAATAATTAAAGAAGTTCCAACAGCACCAACAATAGAGCCTAAAATACCACCACCAACCAAACCACTTAATCCAGAAGAAATCGCACCCCCAAAAACAGGAGCAATAAACGGAACTAAAAAACCAGAACCAGTTGCTACAGGAATAATTCTTATATCATTTTCACCTGACATAAATATTTTTTCTTCAGTAACTAATTTATCTCCTGTCCATACTCTGTAATTATGACTTATCAAATGCTCTTGTAATTCAGGAAAGTTATTATGTAAAAAACTAAATGCCTGTCCTACATTATTTAAATCAGCTTCAAATGTTGACTGACCTAATATTTGCCTAAGTTTTCCATAGACTTTAATTGTTCTCAACATGACGATACCTTTTATAGATTGATTTTTGCATTTGAGAATCCAATAAATCTTTTGAACTTAGTCTACCTACTTGGTGATGTAAAACCATCTGATCTCCTACATAAATACCAACATGGCAGCCAATATTTTTACCCATACTAAACAAAAACAAATCATCTTTTTTTATATCGTCATCAACTTCTACAAAATTGCAAGATGGTATTTCATTTACAAACTTATTATTTGTAAGCATTTCATAAGGACTTTTTGGCCTAATCATATCTCCAACAATCAAACCTTTTTCTTTAAAATAATCAACAACAATAGTCCAACAATCAGCAGCACCCCATATCCAAGTTTTACCTATTATTGAAGATGTTTTATAGCCAGAGGGTTTGAAACTATACCAATCCTCCATTTGTGGACTATAAATATGCCAAGGCAAGCCAAGATATTCACAAGCTGACTTATCAGCCTCAGATGGGAATATAGACCCCTTTGGGTGAGAATGTATTAGTCCTACAAGTTCTCCACTATCCTCTGCATTAGCCCAGTCATCAGGATCAATAATAAAATAAGATATTTGGTCATTAGCTAAATTTTTACAAGGAAAATAAGTTTCTTTGCCTTTTACTATTGCCAAAAGGCCACAACTTTCCTTTGGTAAACATTCTTTGGCATGATTAGCAGCTTTTTCTTTCCAACTCATGCGTCAATAAATGTACCAACTCCGTCAAAATCTTTTCTGGTAATTTGTCTTTTTGGAACACGAACATTTGCAAGGTCAAGAGCAGAAACTAACTCATACTGTACAACTTCTCTATTTTCTACAACTTTTCTATCTAGAAAAAATACTTCATCAGGAAATTTATTTGAGCTAGGTGTCCCAAAAGGATTCGTTTGAGTTGTGGTTTGTGAGGTTGAAGTTGTGGTGGTTGTATTTGGATTATTCATAGTAATCGTATTGCCCATACCATTCCCATGACTTGTACAATAATATCTCAAATCGCTTGGTGCATCTGGATAACGTGGCTGAAAAGTTGTAATATAATTTGCCTGTCCAGCGTAAGTTCCCGTGTTTGAAACTCCAGTTGTATAAGCACCACTACTATCTGATTTAAAAGCAAGTTGATGATTTTGATTGCTTGCATCTTCTTGATTAAAAATATAAGTTGAACCTCGTTTCATTGTTATTATTGGTTTTTGCACTCCATTCAAAGCAAAAACATTATCACCATTAGAATCTTGCACTACTGTAACTGTGTAGGTTACAGTTTCAGCATCTGCTGGGTCAGCAATTGTTGTTGTTGTTGTAGAGGTCGTTGTAACAGGTGCAAAGTTAACAGCATCAAGGTTATCTGCTGTTGTTCTAATTCTGGTAAGTTTTGCTCCATTTAAATCGTTTGCTGGTGTAAAAGCATTTACAGATGCAATCAAAGTCGTAAGAGTAGATAAAACATTACTTACAGTCAATGTAGGTCTTGGGATTTGCCCTTTTCCTGTAAACTCAAAACCCTCTGCCTCAACTGGAAACCTTGTATAATTATTACCCTGCCAAATAATCTCTCCATTACCATTTTGATTTGATCCACTATGCCATCTATAAAGTTGATCTGATCCATGTATTGAAGCAATAAGTTGTAATTCAAACAACTCAATTATTGCTGAAGGATTTATTTTTTGAAGTTCACTGGTTGGTATTGCCATTAAGGTTCTGCAACCTCCTCAAATGTAAGGTTCATATTTACTCTGTTTAGATATGGTATAGACCTTCTTCTGCTGGTACATTTAAATTTTCTTGCTGAAGATTCGCCTGTCATTGTGTAATCAAAAGAAGCTTGATCGTCAAACCTACTATTTAAAAAAGTGTCTATTGTGTCCGCATCTGTTTCCGATATAGCAAATTCTAAATTAACAACATGCAATCTTTTATTTGCTGGCAAACCAAAAACAGTTCTGAACTCATATCCATCACCCATTTTTGTAGTGATGCTTTTTTGTTCTACTGTTTGTGTGGTTCCGTAAGTCGGTGTTATAGAGGGGAAAGTCGCCATTATGCTAATAATCCTCCGGCTCGTTTTTGTTTTATAAGTTCGTTTTGAATTGCAGCAGCAATTTCGTTTCCAAGTTGATTAGCACTTGCTCCATCACCCTGTACAGTACTTCCAGAAGCATCAACTGCTACTGATATATTTACACTACCTCCACCCATTTTATTGTTTGCTGTAATGTTTCCTGAACTTGCTGGTGTAAATAATTCTGGACCACGCTCTCCAACTAAATAAGACTTACCAGCACGAACAGGTCCACCTTTTGCTTTCTTGCCAAATATACCACCTAAAAAACCACCAAAAATACCTTTTTTCTTACCGCCATCACCAAATACAGCATCACCAATACCGCTAAATAAATTGCTTAATGCTCTATCCATTAATTTGTTTTTAATATTATTTAGCACATTTGTCATGGCTTGACCAAAACTTTGTGTTCCATTTATAGCCCCTTTTATATTTTCAACCAAACTACTTTCTAATGTATCGCCTAATTCTTTTGCAATGTTAACTTGCTCCTTTAATTTACCATTTAATATATCTTGTTTATCTAGTTCAAAATCTGTATTGGCAAGAGATAATGCCTCTATTCTTGTTTTATCATCTTTTATTTTATTAATTTCTCTTAAACTATCAATTAATTCGAATTTTCTTTCTAATATTTTTCTGTCAGTATCATCTTCAGTTTGTTTTAACTGTATTGATCTTTTTAATTCTACAATTTTATTTGCAGCAGCTTTTTCTTCTTTTGTTAAATCCTTTGGTGCTGTTAAAACACCAGCACCCGATACTGCACCTTGACTCTTACCACCTTCTGCAGCAAAGTCATATGTAGTACCCATAACAGTATAGGTTGTACCTCTGTCAGCTATTTGTTTATTTTCTTTTTCTATTCTATTTTTAATTTTTGCTTCTTCTTCAAGTTTTTGAATTAATTTTTCTTGTTCTTTTATTTGTCTTTGTATTCCTCTTTTTGCATTTCCTCTAGCATCTGTATTTAATAATTGAGATAATGTATTTTTTTCTACAGCAATTCTTTCATTGATTGCTGCTTCAGTTCCTGATTCAAGTAATTGTTCTAATTCTTTTTGTGCTTTATTGTTTTTGTAAATATCATATGTAAATTTTCCAATCAATGCTGCCAAACCTGTAATTGCAACAGTTAATGGTCCACCAAGTACTAGAGCTACACCAGCAGCGATAGTTTTTAAAGTTGTAAGTGTACCGATTATTGCTACTATCACAGGTTTTGCCAAAGTAAGTGCTGTGACTAATGTTCCAGTAACAACTACAAATGACGTTATTTCTGGCGGTATTGAATTTATAGTATCTGCAAGTATTGTTAACGATTCTGTGGCAAATTTAGCAGCAGGCAATAAGGCTTTACCTACTGTGATCTGTAAATCTTCAATTTCATTTTGAAGATTTTTAAATACTTGAGTAGGATCATTTTCTAATAATGCAGCAAGTGCTGGTGCTCCTTCTTGTTCAATTTTCTTTAATGCCCTTATTACAACATCAGAAGTTAATTTACCTTCTGCTGCAAATTTCTTTAAACCACCAACTGTTGTATTTAATTCTTTTGCTATTGGTGCTAATAATGTTGGTACTTGTTCTGCTAATGATCTAAATTCATCACCTTGTAATCTTCCAGAACCTAAAGCTTGTGCTAATTGTCTAAATGCGTTAGATGCTTCTATCGAGGATGCACCAGCTAATTTTGCTGCTGTGTTAAATCCAATGAATGTTGTTCTAATATCTTCTACACCTGTACCAAGAGGTGCCAAACGTGCAGTTATATTTGTTATTCCATCTAATGCTTCTGTCGAACTGATACCAAAAAGTCTTTGGGCTTCTGCAGCTATCTCTTGTGACCTAGCAAATGTACCAGTTTGTTCAGTTAATAATTTTAATCGAACATTTAACTTTTCAAAGTTTGCAGCAGTTTGAACTGATCTTCTGCCAAATTCAACTAAACCAACTGCAGCAATTGCTTTGGCTAAACCATTGAATTTTGTAGTTATACCTTTATTTCTTTTTTCAAGTACTGTAAATGATCTGCCTAATTTTTTACTTGCATTATTAATCTGTTCTAGCTTACGACTTGCCTTATCTACAATATCAATTGTTACACCAGCAAAAGCCATTTAAAATGTTTTTTTCTAGTTTACCTTGAATTTCTTACTTTTTCTAATTCTGCTTTTTCTTTTTCTCCTTTTTGTTCATAATAGGCAGCAAAATAAATAAACTCAGCTTGTGTTAATTCTTTTCTGAGTCTACTTACTGTCATTTTTAATTCTGTTGCTAGGAAAAACTCAAACTCTAACCAGCTATCCCCCTTTATTCGTTTTTTGCTTCATCTAAATCAACATCACCACCAACTTCAAACAAGAAAAGTTCCATATCATTTAAAACTTTTTCTGGTATTTCTCGTTGCAATGAAGCAACATCACCCATTGAAAATGCTTTTGAGCCATCTTCAAGTTCTGCCATTTGACAAAGCATGGTTGTTGATTGCCTTAAGGCATCAGCATTACCCTCTTTGTCTTTGGTCATATTAGTTACTCTTACCCTGTCAGATCTTGTAATTGGTTTAAAATAAAGATCAACTAATTTTGACCCATCTTCTTTTGTAAGAGTAAATTTTCTTCTTTGGTTTAAATCAAATGAAGTTTTTAATAGATCAATAGTGCGAGTACTACTTGTCATAAATTATTAAATTGCGTGAGTAACATCTCCAGATGCTTGAAAGCTTACAGTTGCTGTTGTAAGTTCACCAACTGTTGTACCAATGGTTACACCAGTAACAATACCGTTAAATGAATATTTTTTTGAACCAGATGTATCTACAAATAAATTAAACGAAGCATCTGCTGGGTCTTCAGATGTATTTACATCAGCCAATATTTCTGCAGTTGCATCACCAGAGGTAGCAGTATATTGCAATTCACAAGAACCAGTTGCAGATTTTAAGCCACCGACGTATTTTCTTGATGTGTCTCCCTGTGCAGTACATTCAAGGACATCTTTAACTAAATCTAAACTCCAACTTGTTGTTGCAGCTACAGCAGTGACAGATCCAGAACCATTATCAAATGATACAGAACCCTCCTCACCTCTAAAATTTGCCATGGTAAATTAAAAGTACTTTGAATTAAGTTTAACTCTTTTTATTTTTTTTGTCATTTGGTTCTTGATTTTTTCTAAAAAGAACTGATTGGCAACGAGAATCCCATAATGCTGGATTTCTTTTTCCTTTTACTTGCTCAATGATGTCAAGCATTTCATCAGTAATTTCCATTAAATTGTTTCAAATAATTCAAAGTCTATATTAATTACTGATTGAAAGTAACCCTCGGGTGCAGTGCTTTGTAATAATGTTGGTCCGTTTGGAGGTTCAAAATAAATATCTGATACTTTTTCTCTGTTAAATAAATCTCTTAATCTTTTTGCAATTGTTAAATTAGCACCAGAACCAATACTTGATTTTGAAAGAATATTTAATGTGACTACACCTGTAATTGAATTTACAGTTGAACTTGATACTGTTTGTGTTATATATTCGTTTGCTGCAAAATTAACTAAACATTGTACAAAACTAGAGCTAATAGTTGGTTCGAAAGGCATATTAGCAAAAACAACACTTATTACTGGATCATTAGCAAGTTCTGTTGCAACACGACCTTCAATAGTTGATCTTATTGTATTTAAATCAATTGCAGCCATTATTCTTTGGGTTTAAATTTTTTTATATCTTTTACAACCCTAGCAACTTCGACATTTGGCCACCCAGCACTTAATCCTTGTCTAGATTTAAAACTACCTCCCCATGAAGGTGGAGTATTAGTTCCATAGCAAACTGCTTCGGCATATGGTAGTGGATTTATTAATGTGTAAACATTGCCAGATTTTTCTTCTTGATAATTTAATTTTTTTAATTTTGGTATTTTTCCTTTTGATTTTTCATATGGTGGAGGAATTATTGGTGCAGTTTTTAAATTTTGACCCACTTGCCAATTCTGTCTAAAACCACCTTGATCTACAGGAGATTGTATTTTAATTCTTTGATCTAATGAAAATACAGCAAATTTTAAAACCTTGCTGTATTGACTTGCAGCAAAATCACCAATATCAGAAACATTTATTCTTTTCATGCTCTTAGTATAAGTTCATAAGTTATAACTACATTATTTTGCTCATTTTTATTAACTTGTATTATTTGATATTCAATTCCAACTATGATAATTCGATCTTGTGGTGTTACTTCAGAACTTAATCCGTTTGCACTTATTGTAAGCTTTTTGTCTTTTTGTCTAATTAAATCATTTATTTCAGATTTTTGTATATCTTCTAAAAAACCTTTAATTACAGTATCAGAAACGCTTTCATTTATTGAACCTGTACTTGTATCATAACTTCCATTAGTAATTTTTCTTAAAGTTACATTGCCACCTAATTTATTTAAAATTTTTGCAGATGCTTTTTTAAGTGAGCTTGATAATGGCATTACAATAAATAAGCAATAACAGTGCCACTATCAAGTTTGACACTTGTAATAACACCTTCAATGGCAGTATTAGATTTAAACTGTAAAGAAGTTAAATCTCCTGTAATGTTTTCAGCAACTAAAGTATTAATTACTGAATCCTGAAGTGCTTTGATACAACCGAATCTGCCTGTATGTGCAGCAGTATCATTAATAATTTTGGCTGCTGGATAATAAGTCATTGTTAACTCCTTTTAATTGCGACGTTAGCGGGTCCACTATGACGTAAACCAGTAAAGTACCGTTCAAATAGTGGTGGTACTCTATCAGCACCAACAGCACCATAGAAATTTGGTGTTGCTTCTAGGGTACCAATTTTTACGTTTTTGTAATCCTCTAGACCACTTAATCCTAACCCATCTCTATTATTATTTAAATAAACTGCAAGAATAACTTGTGCTTTTTTAACCTGTTCTGGAATTTCTGTATCAGTAAAATAATCAGTTGTAATACGAAATGGAAAGCCTGTTGCATAAGTATTGATATAAGTATCTGGTTTTCTGACACCAGTACGAGGCCATTGTAATGCCTGTGTATCAGTTACTCTTGCACCCAAAAATCTTTCTCGATCAATTCTAATCGCAGCAGTGTATAAAGCTCTGTTTTTATTATCAGTATTAGAACTATCCCATACTGATACATCATCATCAAGAATTAATCCTTCAACAATTGCGTTTGCATCAGACAGTGTTATGTAACTGTTCGCTGATGCTCCCCCCACTGTTGCGTCTATCGAGATTGCCATTTAATTTAGTTTTAGGCTTACGTTTTGTTTTTTTAGGAGATGCAGGGGCTACTGATTTAGTAGCCTCCTGTTCTCGCATTCGTCTAAAAGCGAATATTCCCATTAACTAGATGCACCTTTTAATGCAACAAAGTTAATAACAATGGCTTCACTTAATGAACCACCAGAAACATTTGTAACTGTAATTCCAAATGAGCCTGCAGCTATTGCTGAAACTCCTACTAAGTAAGAACCAGCAGTACCAGCAGAACCATGAACAGCAACAACAACATCAGTTGCAGCGATTTTATCGTTGGTAACTGTGAAACTTGCTTCAGCAGCAGCACCTAAAGCTGCATCATTCATGGTAATTTGTCCACTCTCAGTATTAAGAGTTACACCTGTCGTTTTGTTTGTTGCTTGGGTTACTGTACCACCAGTTGTTGGTCCAGCTAACTTACCAGCACTAACCTCAAATAAACTTGGCATGATTTAATTACCTTTAGTCTTGTGTGCTTACGTTGGTAGCTCTTACGATACCAATGTTTTTTGTTTCATAGACTTTCGACCAGTTGCCTACAGTTTGTAGTTGAGCCCTAGTTGGGTTTACAGTTGTAACTGCCCATTTAGAACCAACAGGGTGATATGTATAGTGAAGATCAATCGCCATTGCATCTGATTTAGCCAGAATGTCTCTGTCTGTTTCAGTTGTTAGACCAGCTTGCTCTCCACTAGCTACAGCACCAGCAGTAAAGAAGTACGTACTGTACTCAGTTGATGATCCGCTGCCTGCAGTAGAAACATCATCTGAAACAATAACTCTTAATCCGCAATATGTTGGAACTGTATCATTGCCCGCAGTATATGCACCTGTGATTGAACCACCAGAAGCAGTTGCAGAACCACCGTTACCATCTGAAGCAAGAACATAATCAACCATTTTTCTCTCAACAAGATCGTAGTAAA